ATAAGGGGGCCATTACAGCCCCCTCTTTTTTTTTTACCGCTTGTCACCACTCCCTGAAATGACACCCCTTACCTTTCGGTCATGTAACTTTCGCAAGTTACCTTTTGCTAACTCTGCCATGTCTACATTTAGATCACGACAAAGTGCAGCAATATACCAGAGACAGTCACCAACTTCATCTGCAATTGCCTCACGATCAAACTTACCATCACGTAAAATCTTTTTGACTTTGTTGGCAACCTCACCTGCTTCTGCTGCCAATCCTAGTGCAGGGTAGATTACTTGATGCTCTGATTTATAGATCGCAGTTTCTGATGCCATGTCTTGATATGACCTGAAGTTTATATTCTCATACTTGCTTTCCATGAATGCTCTAGCCTCGTCCTGTAGCTTGTTCATACTCCTTCACCCGTTTCAACTGCTCATAGTAGGCTTTATTAAACCCACGTTCCCACTCCCTGTACTGCATGGTATCACTAGGAAATGGATTAACGACACGTCCATGTCGAAAATCTTTATAGCCTTTCTCGTGTTGAAATTTTAACGGTGCATCATACTTGCCAAGGCCACGTTGTTTGCGAGTTAGTTGTTTGTTCATATGCATTCTCCTTATGCTACGTTGATTAGTTCTGCTTCTGTGTATGGTATGTGATAGAACAGTTCACCCTTCAGGATGTTACGTCCATGTGCTTCACGTAGACGATCCTGTGTCAGGCTTGTATCCTTGATACGCCAAGCTTGCTTCATATCTTTACGGAAGATGTAGAAGTTTAGCACTCCATTCTCCCCCTCATATTTCTCAAGCAATCTACCTTTACGTTCAGGAATACGAATGTCTGTCCAGTGTGTAGGCCATTCTTCTTTCCATGCCAGTTTTACTTCAGCTTCATTAAAGTATGTATAATCTTTTTTCTTTGATACAATATCCACATAGTAATTCTCCTCTGTATTTTCTATCTCATGCCCTGCACTCTTGAGATACTCAACCAGCTTTTCTTTTGCTGGTCCATCGTATGCTTCATATAGAGCACGGCTAAATTGTTTACGTGTTCCCATTATCTTTCCTCCACAATAGTTCAAATAAAAGTTTCTGTTGTTCGTACTCCGACATTATACACCATTCACGTATCTCGTCAATGGTTCTTTTACACCCCACGCAAAAGCCATCAGTGTCTATCCGACAGACTTTCACGCAGGGTGATGGGACAGTGCCCAGTTTCTTTCCTCTGTTCCTACTCACACTGACGTAAGCCAGTTGCAGGATCATAGTAGCAAGCACCCCCTTCTTCTACGTAGTCTTGCGTTTCCTCTACTACTGGTTCTTCTGCAACATCCTCAGAGTTGGATGCATTTAGAATGCCATAACGTTTACCTGCAGCACGGAAGGTTGTACACCCTGATGCACCACCATCGTATGCATCCATGTACACTTTCTTAAACTCTTCCCATGTTACATCGTCACCTGTGTTACATGTCTTTGAACATGCTGAGTCAACGTAACGAGAGGCAACGTTCAATACTTTAACGTGATCAAACACAGACAGTTCATCTGCAGTCTTACCCTTCACACCAAACACACGATAGCCGTAGTCCTCTACTCGTTCAACCTTGGGTCCATCGAAGGTTTGGATAGTTCTGTCGTAGTAATGTGAGAAGACAGGCTCGATTCCAGAGGATACGTTGTCGGCTGACAAGCTGATAGTTCCTGTTGGAGCAACCGAAAGAAGATGACTGTTACGGATACCGTGCTTGCTAATGAGATCACGAATATTATCAGGCAAAGACTTAGCAAAATCAGAACCAAGGTATGCCTGACTAAAGAGAGGAAACGGACCTTTCTCAAGTGCAAGCTCAACTGACGTAGTATATGCCACATCCCTAATTACTCCCATGATTTCTTCAAGAGTCTGCAGAAACCTATCACTACCATACTCAAATCCTAATGCCTCAATAGCATTGGCTACACCTGTAACACCAAGACCCATACGGCGTTTGCTCTTTGCCTCTGTCTCTTGTTCTAGCAGTGGATAGGTTGCACGATCTACAACGTTATCCATTGCACGTACCACATGAGGAATGTCATTACGTAGTTGATTCATATTGAATACGTACTTACCTTCATGTTCTATTACGTACTTAGCTAAGTTGAATGACCCCAACAAACATGCACCGTTTGGTGGAAGTGGCTGCTCTCCACATGGGTTTGTGGCTGCAATCTTTTCTACGTAATGAAGGTTGTTCTTCTTATTGATACGATCAATGAATAGAATCCCAGGCTCTGCCCAGTCCCATGTACTGCGTAGTATCTGATCCCATAGAGCACGAGCACTCACAGTTTTGTACACACGTCCGTCAAACTGTAGGTCAAAATCTTTGTCTTCTTTTACTGCAGTCATGAACTCGTCCGTGACACCCACAGAGATATTGAACTGTGTCAGTGTATCACTGTTGTTCTTAGCCGTGATGAACTCTTCAATGTCTGGGTGATCAACACGTAGCACCCCCATCTGTGCTCCACGTCTATGCCCTGCAGATGCAATAGTCTTACATACTGCGTCAAAGATACCCATGAATGACACTGGGCCAGATGACTTACTGTCCAACGACTTGATTAGTGTGCCACGTGGACGTAGTGTACTGAAGTCGTATCCGATACCCCCGCCAAGGCGCATTGTCTCTGCTGCACGACGAGCAGCTTCCATGATACCGTCCATTGAATCTTCTATAGTCATTGAGACAAAGCAGTTGTATGGTGTTACACGACGAGGTGCACCCATTGCTGACTGCACACGTCCTGCAGGTAGGAACCGTTGTTCATACAGGATAGTTCGGAAGTTATTGAAGTGTGCTTCTCCATCCTTCAATGCTTCTGCTACACGTGTCATTGCTTCACGAAAAGTTTCCCCGTGGCTGCGATATTTCATGGCGTGAATCTCTTGTGAGATTCCTAGTGTTGGTCCATAGGTTTCCATTTTTACTCCTCGTTATCTTTTGGTAGCTGTTTTGCTTCATCATCACCTGCTTGCTCCGCAATCTCAACAATCATGCTGCCTAGCCGATTGCATCGTGCATCAAGTACACGCATCAGGTAATCCATACGTCCCATTTCTTCACGAGCTAGGCCAATCTCCTGATACATCTTCATCTGATCTTCGTTGAAGTCATCAGTATAATAATCTTTATCGTTGATCGATAGTTTAGGCACTGTTTTCTCCTTTGCTGTTTAACATTTGCGTTACTCCGTAAGTATCTTTATTGCTTTGATTGACATACCGTCAATGTCATAAATATATTCCTGTAGACTTTGGTCAATCTCTTCATTAACTTCTCCATCTACAGGAACAGGGTATTCATCTTCGTCTATGTGTAGTGTTAAAAATACTTTAACTATCATCTACTTCCTCAATAAGCTTGGTCAAATACCACTGTGCTTTCTTCAAGTCCTCTGTACCATTCTTATATCGGTATCTCCATAGATACTTCATTATATTACCTTGTAGGTAGTACTCATACCCATCACCAGTGGCTGCACGAATGGCATCAATGCATTCAATACCTGCTTGATTATAGTGTGGTGGGTTGTTTACATTGTCTACCATTCGTTTCTCCTTTCTAAAAATTTACTTTTACTACATTACCGTCACGTTCTTCTATTAGTGGTTTGTCTTGTGCCATTTCATCAGCATCAATCTTATCAACCAACTTGAACAGCTTGCGTCTTACATCATGATCCTGCTCCATTAAAGGTATAGCAGCTATCAACATGTCCGTCAACATCTTTAGATGGGCAAAGTCATCTGCTTTCATAGTGTTGTCATCTGTTGTCAGCATACCTACTGTAAGATCACCTGTCCAATCTCCATTGTCATCCACATCTGGTGCAATACGGATAACGAAATCGTTAGGGTTAAAGTTTATTAATGAGTTTAGCATATGTTTAGCTCCTTTTTATTTTGTCATAAGGAAACTCAATTAAGTCTGGATGTGTGTCGCTACCTTTCTCTTTCAACCATTCTTCTGGAATAACCCTATCTGCATACAAGAATTTATTTCTTTCACACCATGTGGCGTATGTCATCTTAGCACCCTTACTTAGCTTACGTCTACTGTTTTCAAACACAAAACGTATGTCTAAGTTTGGGTGTTGTTTCTTTATCGCCACGTGTTTACGTCTATCATCCGAAGTAAATCGTCCCTTCACCTCTACAATGATACCGTTCTGCAATATAAAGTCAGGGGTATAGGTGCGGTACATTAAATCTTCCCATTCAATCTTGATGGCTTCATACTTGAATTTTACTTTACGTTCTTTCAAGTAATCTTTTACTTTGATTTCTAGTCCACTCCTATACCCATGCTTTAGTGCAGCCTTGAACTGTTTACCGTTCATCAGATAAACGGATGCCAGTTCACACGGCGTACACCCAGTGCCTTGAGTTCCTCACTCAATAGCTGATCTGCTTCCTTACGTGCTTCCATTGCTGCACGTAAACCTGCATATCGTTTCTCACTGAGTTCACGTTTTCGTTCACGTAGTTGTTCTTCAAGCATTTTGATTTCGTCTTGAAGTTCTTTTATTTCATCATCACCTAACATAATTAATCCTCTATGTATGCCACCGTCTTGGGGTCTTTTGCTTTTGATACCCGTGATGGTTCTTCAACCATGTTGGGCCAACACTCGTACCTGTAATCACAGAAACGACAGTTATCATTTAGTACCTTGTTCCCTGTGGGCTTACCACGAAAGAACTCAGGTACTGGTTTGAAGCAACGTTTAAACTCATTAGTGTTTACTGCTTCAACCGTGTTCTTGATTTTATCAAGTTCTTCATCTAGGTCAAGACCATCGGCTGGTACATATTTAAATTCACCGTTGCCTTTGTTCACGACCCACCATCCACCTACACGTTTGCCAGATGCTTTGGCATAACCTGCAAGCTGCCCTACGTATCCGAACCCGTCACCCTTGGCTAGTGTAGCAAAGGAATCAAACTTGTTCTGATACGACCACGGCGATGCTGACTTCACATCATCAACAGCACCGTCTATGACAAGATCATAAGAGCCAGAAACCCTAGTATCATTACTATCTCCCACTGTAAGGCTAACTTTATCAGTGTCTTCAAACTCCACGTTAGCAGCTTTAAGCAGCCCTTTAAAAACAGCCTCAACAATGTCTCCTATCATCATGTTCATTACAAATGTCGTCGGCTTTGGTAATGCACTCTCAGGTTTATTCTTTTGAAACCAGAGTTGGCAAGTAGGACGCCCAATGTTGGACATCCTTAATGTGAAAGCATCACGAGACTTGCCACTACCGAACTGACGAAGTACTGCATCAGCAACCTCTGCTCCAATATCTTTAGCCTGTTCTTCCGTGAACGTGCTCTTGCCATTGGCAGCGTCAGTCATAAACTGGTGCAGCTTTAGTTCAGCAGGGTGGTTCATTACACGAAGTCCTCTTCGTCAATGTCTACAAATGACTCAACAGTATCTGTGTCTGTGTCATCATTCTTATATGCATTGTCATTCCAAGCACCCTTGATGTACTCGTTATAATTCTCAACCCATGCAAGGAAGTTTGCGAATGTCTCTTGCTCTGAGTCTGCCACGTCAAGTGTCTCGTTCAGATCAAGTGCCAAGGTTGGCAGGTAAAACGAGTTGCCGTTTGGTAGTGAACGTTCCTCAGTCGCAGCTTTGATGTTGTGCTGCACTGGCAAACGGCGCATCTTGCCTAGTTTGTTGAACAGTGTTCCCGCAGTTTTAAATGCATCACGGTTCTCAATCTCCCAGATGAATGCCTGTGGCTCTAAGTCAACTGGGTTACCCTGTGCATCTGTAACGTCATGCAGTTCTACTGTACCGAACATGACACGAACACGTTTGATCTGACGAATCAAATCTTGTGTTTTCTCAGGCAACGCTTTGAAATCTTCAATGTAACCCGCAGGTTTACCGCAGTTGAAACCACCATCGTTATCCTTCATGTCACTGTTCAGATCGTTAGCCATAAGCGTTTTGACATAACGATTTGGTGTTGTGTCACTACCCTTGATGAAACGCTTGTACATGAAGCGTTGTAGGTAAGGACGAATAGTCGCAGTAGGTGCATAGTATGTTGGCCCATCAGGGATTTCCAACTTGTATGTACCACCTGACACAACTTCCATCTTGACCTTCTTGCCGTTCACAGTTTCCTCACCCATGATGGCTGAGTGATTGATACGTAAACGTGCAAGTGTGCTTGCCTGTGACTTCTGTTGATTGTCAACGGACATGCCCATTGCTTCTGCCATTGCGTTGAAGTTTCCTGTGTTGATTGTTGCTACTTGATTCATGTAAATCTCCTTTTCTGTTTTGCGAGTTCTTAGTTATATCACGACACGTCTTTAGTGTCAAGCCAATTCGGACCAATCTTTGCCTCTAATAAAAGCGGTACATTGAAATCCAGTTTCCACTTCTTATTGACTATGGAAAGCAGTCTGTCGTTGGCTGCATTTATTATCCGTAATACTTTGTCCTTCTCACTTGGGTGCACATCAATCACGATGGAGTCGTGTACGGTATTGACTATGCACGATTGCATTTGGTTTACCCCTAATAACTTGTCGATGTATATCAGAGATATAGGTACAATGTCAGCAGTTGCAAACGATTGTACAGGAAAGTTTTTAATCTGTGTGAAAAATGTCACAGTACCATTAGCACGTCTAGTGACATCAGGGAAAGAGAACTCACGACCAGATGGTGTTTTGATCTTACCTGTTGCTAGTGCCTCACGTGCAAGCTCCTTGTGCCACTTGCCTATACCTGAGTACTTCTTAGTAAACTGCTCGTAGTACGCAGCCTCTGCAGGTGTACGACCAAAACCACTAGCACCATACAACGGTGCAAATGTGTGTGCCTTGGCTTCCTGTCGTGACATGTTCTGTCCTGCATCAGTGATCACCTTTGCCGTGTACGAGTGTACGTCAAAGCCTGTGGTCACCTCGTCAATAGCAGTTTTGTCCTGTGACAAGAACGCTGCGACCCTGAACTCTAACTGCGCAAAGTCAGCTTCCATAATCTCACCACCATCCCAACGTGATTTGAACACACGTTTCACAGGGAACGTACCACCACGTGGCATGTTCTGCATGTTAGGATCGGCACCAGACAAACGTCCAGTAGCAGTGCGGTGTTGTAGTAACCTGACGTGCAGCTTACCATCTTGTTTTACATGTGTTGAGATACCTTCCACAAAGCTTGAGAGATATGTGTCAACGGCAGACAAACGACGAACTCGTTGTAAGAACAACACTGCGTCTTGCATATCACGTTCTCTAGCGATACCTTCAAGGTATTCAAGCTTATCTTTACTTGTTGCGAAACCGTTGGCTGAAGCCCATTTTGAAGTTGGAGCATTGAACTTTAACCCAGCAACAGACGAAACAATATTAACATAAATAAAACCCGTGCTATCGCAATTGCTGCATCGGTTAGTTCTAGCGTATAGTGTACCATCTTTCTTTACCTTTCTTATCTGTCCAGTACCGTTGCATGTACGGCACTGCTTTGCTTTCTGTTTGTACAATGTCTCCGTGTTACGGCGAACTGTACTCCGATACTCCGTATCAGTCATACGAAAGTCTTCAAACAATCCTGCCCATACTTTCTTGTCCTTGGGTTTCTTGCTGTAGATAACCCATGACAATTGTTCTGGACTGTTCAAGTTGATAGGACGATCACCCATCAGTTCACGTACCTGTTCCTCAAGGTCAGCAACCAACTGGTCACGTTCCTGTTGGAACTCTTGACGCACATCTTCAAGTGCAGCCATGTCAACAGTAAACCCACGTTGGTAAATCTTAGCGAGGTGTACAGCCAATTGATTAGTCAGATTGACCGTTGCTGCCAGTGAACTGCATTCCTCGAATGATGTCTGCAAACGAAGGTACAGTTGCTGAGTAGCATGTAAATCGTGGGAGAGGTACTCTGACAACTCTGCGTGAGGAATGTCACGTACAGAGTAGCCCTGCTTGAAGTACTCCTTCAAGGTGTCCTGCTTCTTGGTGTCAAGGTTGTACCGTTCAGCACAAGCCTCAAGAGACAGGGGTTCCTTCTGCCCACGTTGCAACACGTACTCACCCAACATGGTATCAAAGATTGCACCTTCGTAGGTGAATCCTGACTCCCATAACCATATCAAGTCGTGTGCTGCGTTGTGCATAATTAGAAGGGCGGTTTCATCCAAGTTCTTCTGGACAATGTACCGCCCCTCTGGTGTGGGCGAATGCTCTGCGTGATCGAATGTTACAATTGTTTCGTTTCCAAGATCATCTAGCATCCCCACTTGAACTAATGTATTCTCTGGTTCAAACGGATCAAGGTGTAGCTTGCCGTTACGTTTTACCACAGTGTTTTCTACGTCGAGGGTAAGGTGTTTCATCTAGTCAATATCTCCTTCATGCCAATAGTCCCAATCATCAAATACCTCATTGCCATATAGCTTGTCAAGATTATTGTTGAACTCTTTATCATTGGCATAATTTTTTATTGCTTCTAGTGCCTCAGTCAGTGTCAGGTTCTGTCGTTGCATCTCTGCCACTAATGATATGGCATCTGATTCATTTCTATTCATATTACTAATCTCCCTTTCGATTGCTCTGCGCCGTTCATCATCTGTCAACTCACGTATGTTTTTATTCAAAAGATTGAACACCTCTTGATCTGTAATCGGCTTACGCCCTTCAGGTAGCTTCGTCATCGTTTACTCCAAACTCATACTCTGTTAGTTCATCTTTCTCATACTTGATATGATCTTCAATAAAGTCATACACTAATTGCATGTCCATATTAGCTGCTGCACAGTATAGCACTAGCTTCAGTCCTTCCTCTGCCAGTAATCCACGGGCATGTTCATCCATCTGTACAGTGTATGTTGCACTACCATCCTCATTTTCTTTTACTGTTTCAACGCCCAGTATTCCTGCATCTTTATCCATCATTCTTCCTCCAAACAAAATCCACAGAAGTCACCCTTAGATGGGTTGCCACATGACACACATGTTCTCCATGAGTCCTTCATCAGTGCTTTCCAACTCTCTGGGTACAGCTTCTCCATGTACTCATCTATCTGCATTGCCACCTCACGTGACTCTTGCTGACTGTCCTGCTGCATACGTAGCTGACACATCTTGGCGAATGCATAAACAGTACCTGACCAGTACCACTCTGTCATCATAGACTGAGGCAATACCATACGTGCTTGTTCTGGTGATACACCCTTGGCTAACAGGTAGTTGTAGTTCTGCCGACAATCCTCAACCATGTTACGTGCAACTGATGGACGTATATCATTGATTACACCATCACTGCCCTGCTTCTTGTCTTCACTGCGTCCACGCCATACATCAGGCTGATAGAACTCAGGCTCATCGTCTACATACCTACGGCTGATCTCATTCCACGGCATGTACTCATGCTTCACAAGCTGACGTGCCACAAAGATCGGTGCCTTAACGTGAAACGTGGCAAACGTGTGGTTGAATGGTGACTTATGATTATGCTTGGCAAGGTAACGTATCAGCTTGGCATCCTTACTTTTCAAAATGTTTGGCTCACCTGTATAGATACGTTGATGCCATTCTGATTTCTTACCGAAGCTGACACGTGCAGCATTCACTACTGATAGATCACTACCCATGTGATCAATGTACGTTACTTCAATCATACTTGATACCTCGCAGTTTTATATTCCAGATCACAGTGTACGACACCGTGCCATCCAGATAGTTTGTTCTTCACAACATTCAAGTGACGTTGTGTATCTTCTTCCTCTTGCCCATCAACCACAGGGTTCTTGGCAATCAATATCATAAGGTCAGCCTCTGCTGCCTTACCTGTACGTGAACCTTCCATCATACTCTGGTTCAACAGAACCTTACCCTCTGCATCAGCAGATAGCTGAGACATGTAGAAGATCGCACAGTTGTGCGCCTTAGCTATCTGACGGGCATAGATCGCATTCGCTTTCAGTGCTTCGTCTGGACGTGCATACCCACCAGTACGGGCAAACTTGTCCCCCATGTCTAGTATAACGATGTCAGGTTTATATGACTTGCACACTGACTCAACCCACGACATGTCACGGTCACTGGCATCCTTGATCTTGATGTTGTCCTTGACCACAGAGTACAGGTCACGAGCACGGGAAGGGTTATCCTTTACCTCTTGCATTGTCATGCCTGTGGCTGCTGTAAGATACCGTGCACCAACACGGTGTGATGCTTCCTCGTTACACAGGATCACACACTTAGCACCTTGATGTGCAAACCCATTGGGTGCTGCAATCAATGACGCATGGAATGATGTCTTACCTGTGTTGGGACGGGCACCTACCTCAATCAGGTGTCCTGCATTCACACCCTCTACCTTACGTGTCAGAGTAGGGATGTTGAATGTCCACTGTGATTCCAAATCATTCTTTGCAAGCAAAGTATCAATGTCGATGTCATCCCACTCAATACGTAGGTCAGGCGTGAAGTCATCTGAATAACGTTCAAGGATATCCCGTAGTGGTTCCAAACTACCCTTGCTACCATTCACATAGTCAAAGCCAAGGTTAGCAATGTCCTCACCTACGACCTGTTGAAACAGCTTAGACAGCACCTCTTGTGCTACGTCACTACCCATTGGTGACTCTTTCTTGATCTGATGAAACAGTGAACTGTAAGCTGATTTCTGTGCCGTTGTGAGGGTGGGGTTGTTCGACATGAACAATGCCTCAATCTCGTCAGGCGTTACGGTGCGTTCATAACGATCCATAGCTTTGTCAATTGACTGCTTGATCTTCCGCACGTCTTTACTAAACAGTCGGTCAGGACACTTAGCACCACGATGATCCTCGTAGAACTCTTTGTCCATCAGACTGCGTATCAATGATAATTCCATTATGTTTCTCCTAAGTGTTGTAAGTTTTCTAAGTCGGTAGGGTTACGATATTTCAGGTCATCTATCAAACGTAATACTTTTACGTTGTCTACATAACCCCGTAGTTCTTTTGCAAACTGCAATGTTTTTGGTAGGGCATCGGGGTCAAGTGCAATTACAACCGTTGTGAACCGTGATAAGTACTGCTTATGTGCCTCGGAAAGTGAGGTGCCCAACACTGCTACCCCGACATACACCCCACTCTCCGAGCATCCAGAACTGCCTGTCGCACCCACAATGGCTGCACTCACACAGTCCTCAACGACTACCCCTGTTGTACCATATCCATAAACATACGGCAAGGGGTTTTTTCCATATCTTTTCCACTTTGGTAACTTTTTTCCTAGTGCTCTGCCAGTGGCATCCACCATGATATTGTTATGTACCACAGGAAATACGACACGGTGTTCACGAACATCATACAATAATCCTAGTGTTATAGGATCAATGCCCCATTCAACACAGAACTCAGACACTGCATCCATGTCACGTACAATCCATTCAGGTTTTTCAAACGTGACTGCCTCAGTCTCAGCGGCTACAGTGCCAAGTGATTTACGAATATCGTCACTGCTAAGGTGCACACGTGTGCCACCAGACACACTACACCCTGCCTTGTAACAGTTCCACATAAGCTGCCCCATGTTATTGGTTGCTGTAAACGTTTTGACTCCCCCACATACGGGACAGTTAGTACGTTTAGTCTCACCATTACCTAGTGACATATCACTTATATATTCTTTTATATTCATTATGTATCACTTTCTATGTTGTTCGTTTCACTCAAGCATACAGACATGTCTCGTTGTGTCAAGGCATTATTTGCACTCTCGAATGTATGCTTCATGTATGGTTTCACAGATGCAACATGTGTATGCCCTGTTACTGCCATAATCTGGGGCAAAGGTACACCCTTATCAACCATCTGTGTTACTCCAGTACGACGAATGTCCATGAGCCGTAGCTCTTCGGATAGCTTTGCTAGTCGCATGATGTTACGTCCAACCTTGGACAATCTCTCCATTGCATATGGTTGGAACCTACCATTGCGTGGTTGAGGGTGAGGTACAACCCATTGCTGAAAACCAAAGTCAGCTTTCTGCTCTAGCAACATAGCATTCAAGTTGTCACTGATAGGCAGGAACACCTCTGACCTACGCTTGCTCTGCTCCAACGTTAGTTGTTGCTTCTTCAAGTCAAGGTTATCCCAACGCAGCATACGCATATCTCCCAAACGCTGGCACCATTCATATGCCATGTGCACAATTAGTCCCACATTACGATATTGAAAGTCCGAATATGCCACATCCAAAAATTTATTTACCTCACCATGTGTCCATATAACTTTACGCTGACGTTGTTGTTTACGTTTGATTTTGGCAAACGGATTTTGTTCTGC